TCAACGGTGTTCAAAAAATTAAACTTACACAGGGCACTCAGGACGGATCAACTGCAACTAATTATAATACTGACGGTACTGGATATATTTCAATCGGGGCAACTCCTTCCGGAACATCCGGAGGTTATCAGTCCGGCTTTGCTTTGAATCAGTACGGATTCTTCCCTCAGGTTGCTAATGGCTCATCTTCAACTTTTAGTTGTGATGGTTTTTGGTTTAACAACGCACAAAACAATTATGCTTTTGTCGGTGGCGGCTGCGACAATGGGTTGTTGGCTGGGGCTTTCTGCTCGTATCTGTACAATCTTGTGTCGTATGCGTGCTGGAGCATCGGCTCGTCTGTTTCGTGTAAACCTCTTTAAGGGGGTTTGGGGGATTTCTCCCCCACGGTCAATATTTAGGGATTTTACTCACGCTTGGGCTATTGTCGGTGGCAACTGCGACAATGGGTTGTTGGATGGGGCTTTCTGCTCGAATCTGAACAATCTTGTGTCGAATGCGAACTGGAACATCGGCTCGTCTAATTCTTATTAATATTTTTTTAATGTGAGTTCCATTCCTTACCGCTTGGTAAAAATTAACCGAAAAAGAGGCATAGGTTAGTAGCAATAGTTGAAAGCCTGTGAGGTAATAAGAAACAATGAAATCATATAATCATTTATTTGAGAAGTTGATTAGTTATGATAACCTCGAAAACGCAATTTACAGAGCATCTATCGGGAAAAGGGATAGAGAAGATGTAAAAAAGATACTTGAAAATATTGACTATCACATAAAACAGGTTCAAGAAAAATTAATAAACAGAACCTTTGAAATTCGTAAGCACACAGCATTTGAGATTAACGATGGCATAAAGCAAAAGAAGCGAAAAATAATCAAGCCTGATTTTGTATATGAACAAATTTTGCATCACGCAGTAGTGCAGGTTATGCAAGATGTTGTAATGAGGGGGATGTATGTTTGGTCTTGTGGCTCTGTGCCTGACCGTGGCGGAGTGTACGGCAAAAGACATATTGAAAAATTTATAAAAAATTCTCCCACTGAAATTAAATACTGCGCCAAGGGTGATGTAAAGCAATTCTTTTTGGAAGTGTCGAAAGATATTTTAAAAAAATTGTGTAGGAAAAAGATTCACGATTCTAAAATGATTTGGGTATTGGATTTAATTCTTGATGCAAATATTGCAGCTTTTAACGGCGATGATATAGATTTTGGTTTGCCTATCGGCTATTACACTTCTCAATGGTTTGCAAATTGGTTCTTGCAGGATTTAGATCATCATATCAAAGAAGTTTTAAAAATAAAATGTTATGTCCGGTACGTTGATGATATTGTGCTCTTCTCCGGAAATAAGAAAAAATTACATAAGGCAATAACTTCTATTAATAATTATTTGAAAAATATCGATCTTGAACTCAAAGGAAATTATCAAGTTTTTAGATTTGATTACATTGATAAATCCGGCAACGAAAAGGGAAGATTTGTTGATTTTATGGGGTTCAGATTTCACAGAAATAGAACAGTTTTAAGAAGATCTATTTTATTAAAAGCTACAAGGAAAGCTGCAAGGCTTGCTAAAAAAGGGAATTTGAATTGGTATGAATGCAGCCAGATGCTGAGTTATGTCGGTTGGTTTAAGCATACAGATACTTATAGAGTTTTTGAAAAGTGGGTAAAGCCCCATGTAGACATTAAGCTGTGCAAGAAGTTGGTTAGTTCACATCAGCGCAAAATAAATAAGGAGAAAATAAAATGAATTTAGACTGGAAAAATGCGGAAAGCACTGAGGGACCTCTTGAGATAGATAATATGCTCTCGCCTAATGGTGTATATCTGAGAAAAGACATACAAGAAATTGACGGAAAATTTCAATACAAGGAAGTTTTCCTGGGGCAAGAATATAAAGGCAAGAGTGTTTTTGAATTGCTTGAAGTTTTTAAAGCTGAAGTGCAAAACGAGAATGCAACGGCGCTTGCGGGCAAGAAAACTATTATTACAAGCATTGGAGAATTTTCAATTAAAACTCCAACATATGATTTTATTTTCTGTTTGATGGCATTAAAAGATATACCAACTGGTATTCCTGCGGGGATGATTCGTTTCTACGGCGGTGAGGCTGCCCCGGCAATGACACAAACAGAGGTGCAAGCACTTTATCTTGAGTATGCAGGCAAGGTTGCAGAACTTGATGGAAAGTTTATAGGCTACAAGGCAGGGATCGAATCAGCCTCAAGTCTTGCGGAGTTAGAGGCAATTCAAATAGTTTATTAATAAATTTAGGGTGGGGTGGTCGGGTATTTCGGGCAGGGCATTTTTTAATGCGTACATAAAACAAGGAGAATATCATGAAGTTGTTCAAAAAAACAAAAGAAATAATTATCAAGATTGATGATTTCAGGGAAGAAAAGCTAGAAACATTCATGGCGGATGATGTTCTAAAAAGATTTGATGAGTTGAAAAATGCGGATGATATTCGTAAAGCTGTTAATTTAGCAATAATTAATGCAGTTGGAGCTTATGCAGCAACTTATGGACTGCCTGCGTTATCAGATGACGTAAAGCAACAAATTAATGAGCAAGCCGTGAAGCTCGAAAAAAGTCTAAATAAAAAGCTTCAGGCGCAGCTTAATAAAAAATCAAAAGCCTATACAGCAAGACATAGTGAAAAGTCTGCTGATTAGTTTAGCCCTTCTAGGGATTTTGTCATTCTTTCAAAACGAAAGATATAGCTTTGTGGTTTATCCCACAGGGTTTGGCACTGGTGTGCAGTTTAAGATTATATGGAGATTTTGAGATGTGTCTACAAGTCGCACTTAACGTAAGAAAATATATAAAATGGTTTGAAAATCCGCAGATAAAAATAGAGTTCAATATTGAGCCAAAGTGGGATACGCTTCAGTATCCGCCCTTGGTTGAAAATGCTACTGAAGAGCAATTAAAGGCCCATAAAAAGGTTGTAGAGGATATCGATGAAAAACCCTATATAAATCGCCATGATTTATGGGTGAAAATTACTTATAAGGGCCTGGTAACATATTTCTTTATTGAAAAAGGTTATAGGTGGAACGGTGCAAATATTCCCCCGGGATGTTGGTATTTAATCGGTACTCCTGACGATCCAAAATTCAGGCTTGCAAGTATGCTTCATGATTGGTTATGTGAGCATCATATAGATGCAAGAAATGAGAGGTATCTTTCTACGTTGATTTTCTGCTCTCTTTGTAAGGTTTCAGGTGTAAAGCCCTGGAGAATATTTTTAATGTTTCATGCCGTAGACAACTACCAAAAAGTGGCAGGTAGTGATTTGAAAGGGGATAAGTGGCCGTAATGAGTTTAAGCGCTTTGGGAGTGGTTATTGCAATAGTAGTTGCAATTATAGGGATTATTGTTCAGTTGGTTGCAGTGGGTATTTATGTTGGTAAGCTCGATGGTTACAAGGCATTGACAAGTTTTAGGTTTAATGAAATCGAAAAAAAGTTAGATAAACATAATAACTTTGTCGAGCGGGTGTATAAACTGGAGGGCAATGCTGAATTAATGGAAGAGCAGATTAAAGTTGCGAATCATAGGATCGAAGATTTGGAGGGATAAAATAAATGAAAGTTTCACAAAAAGGAATTAACCTTATTAAAAATTTTGAAGGTTGCAGGCTCAAGGCTTATAAATGCCCTGCCGGAGTTTCAACAATAGGGTATGGGCATACTAACAAGGTGCTGATGGGTGATGAGATAACTCAAGCAGAGGCTGAAAGATTACTGAAAGAGGATTTACTCATTCATGAAAATAATGTATCTCGGCTTGTAAAGGTGCCTTTAACACAGTGTCAATTTGATGCACTTGTTTGTTTTGAGTATAATGTTGGTTATGGAAATTTTTCAAGCTCGACCATGCTCAAAAAAATAAATGCAAAAGATTATAAAGGAGCTGCGGATCAATTTGATAAATGGATTTATGCAAATAAAAAGATATTGCCAGGCCTCGTAAAGCGGCGAAAAGCTGAAAAAGATTTGTTCTTAAGCTAAAATATATATTAATAAAAAAATCCTCACTTGAAAGAGTGGGGATTTTTTGTTTTCTTTAGAACGCTCAGAATCGATTTTAAGGCGCTTTGTTTTATTCCTGCTCACAAGTTATGCTAAAAGTATGGTTTTGTTTTATGAAATCGAAGCCGTACCCCTATGCTTTAATTTTTGCTCTTATTCTTGATTGCTATTTTTAAATAATTTTTGCTTTCAAGTTATTCCTGAAGCATGGAACATTTTCAAGTGAGAACATTTTGAGAACATTGGGCAAAATAAAAAGGACTTACATTTTCTGTAAGTCCTTTGTTTTCGATTGGTTGCGGGAGCTGGATTTGAACCAACGACCTTCGGGTTATGAGTTTGATAGAATAGTTTTTGGACGGTTTAACTCTCTTTAACTCAGTTTAATTTCCCTTAGCAAAATCAAGCGTTTTGAGCGTTTTTTATTTTTCCAATTTCATCCTGTTTAACTCTATTTAATTTTTACTTGAGAACATTTTGAGAACATTTTCGACCTTAAGGTTTAACTTTATGGGGTTGCCATTTTGAGGGTTTTGTTCTCATTGTTCTCATTTTTGTTTTTAGACCTTCGGGTTTTTTCTCTGCTCTCGCTCAGCAAGCCGTTAAGGGCGCTTATTGCTTTATCATGCACATCCGGCATAAGGTGGCCGTATCTGTCCATGGTTATTTGAATAGAGCTGTGGCCCATCTGATGCTGAATGTATTTTGGCGATAGGTTTTTTGATATCAAAAGGCTTGCGTAAGTGTGTCTTAAATCGTGCCATCTTATGTGGCGCTTGGGGGTTAATTTAGTTTTAGCCAGGATAGGCTCAAATCTTCTTTCAATGAAATTATCAGGATCAAGGTGTTTTCCGTTTTTGTTGCAAAATACAATCTTGCCCATGTTTCTTTTTTTTGCTTCAGCTAATATTTTTTGCTGTTCTTTTTTGTGTTCTTTTAAGGCATCAACAAGCTCATCAATTAAATCTATTTTTCTGATAGATGTTTTGGTTTTTGGGTCCTGGAGCTTCCCGCCAAAAAGGCTCTTATTTATGTAAATAGTTTTTTCTTTAAAGTCTACACAATCCCAAGTCAAAGCAAGGAACTCTCCCTTTCTTATGCCTGTAAATATAGCAGTAAATATTGCAGCATAAAAATCAGGGTAATGTTCTTTCGTAGCATTGAGGATGCTTACAACTTCATTAGAATTCAAGAATTGCATTTCTTTATGCTTAACTTTTAATTTTTTCACCTGAAGCGCAGGATTTTCATGAAGCCAACCAACGGTAATTCCATAATTCAAGATGCTTTTTACAAGAGTGAGGTAGTTGTTGATTGTTTTTTCGCTCAG